TGTGGTACTTGGCTTATATCAGATTATAAATACTGCACTAAATGTAAGGATCACAATGCCAATTTATGATTATGTATGCATAGTCTGTGGGCAAGCGCAAGAGCTTGAACACGCAATGAGTGCAGTGGGCAACCCGGTACTGCACTGCTCAACGCCAATGATTCGGGTATTCGCAGCGACACCAGCAATCTTCAAAGGTACTGGTTGGGGAAAGGATAAGAAATGACAACAACTCAAACCATCTTAGGAATAACGGTAGTTATAGCAATTTACTGGGCTGCTCTACATGTAATATTTAAGGACAGATAATGCCATTTGATTATAAATTAAAGTCTGACTCAACAGCTCTAATGACTTGTTGTGATGAGATCCAGTTCGAGTATATGTGTGCATATTGCTATGAGGCTATGGGTTGTGCATTCTGCTCATTCGATATGTCAGTACGTCATGATTGTAATCAGGATTAGACACGCCCAAGATCATGCGTAAATCATCGATGGATTTGACAAGCCTGCTACGCTATAAATCGCTAGCGAGCGCGTGTGCGCAGTTGCTCGCGACCGCGATGTTAGCATTCGGGGGATCTCTATTCATAAATGAATGGGGTACAGCTGAGACTGCTAAAGCAGTCGAGGTAATAGATATTAAACCAATAGATATTAAGACATTCATAAAGAACCATTTATCAAGTAACACTTATGATTGCTTAGATACTCTTGCTACTAAAGAGAGTAACTGGAACTTTAAGGCTGTCAATGGTAGCCATCATGGCTTCATGCAAGGTAGGTCTGAATGGTTACGCACTGCTACTCCAGAGCAACAGTATGACTGGTCTAGTAGGTATGTTGCTCATCGCTATGGAGTTACAGAGTATGATGAGCCTGACTTCTGTGCAGCTCTCAACCATTGGAAGGTACATTCATGGCATTAGATGAAGAGACACGTAAGTGTTCAAGATGTGAAGCAGATACGCCACAGTCAGAACTAATGGAAGTGTATGCATGGTGGCTATGTGGTATTTGCTATGATGATGTCTAATGGCTATTGATAAGTTAAACAGCAGACGTTACCGGACACAGCGTGACCGAGTGTTCGCACGTGATGGCAGGATCTGTCAGATCTGTGGCATAGATGAAGGTGAGATGCACATCGATCACATCATTCCACGTAAGGCTGGTGGCACTCATGATCTGGATAACCTTAGAGTCTTATGCAAGTCATGCAACCTACGCAAGGGTGCGCTCAATGATGGCCTTTTTCTAGGTAAGACGGCTACCCCCCCTGTCTTTTCAGTCCATATGTACCCGATGCAGTCCGAGCCGATGCCAGACAGTCCTTTTAAGATCAAACCCAACCCGAATCAATGACAGATAAACCCAAGCGCGCCAAAGCCCTACGAGGGGCAACTCAGCCACGCGTTCACAGCCCACTTCTAAAGGGCAAGTCACGAGCTGGTGAAGTCCTAGAAATGGTTGAACGCCTAAAGATGGACAAGCTAATGCCTTACCAGGAGTTCATTCTCAACCAGATGATGATGACCGATAAGAAGGATCAATATCGGGTTAAGACTGCCCTTTTGCTCATTTCGAGACAGAATGGCAAGTCTCACTTAGGCCGAGTGCGTGTTATTTGGGGCATGTTCTACGGCAATGAGAAGAAGCACATAATCATGTCCTCAAACCGAGCAACGGCCTTGATGACCTTTAGAGAGATCGCTTGGATTATCGAATCGACTCCAGAACTTAAAGCCATGACCAAGGCAGTCAGATATGCCAATGGTGGCGAGCGAATAGAGCTGCTTAATGGCGCAACCCTTGACTTGGTATCAGATACCAGAGACTCAGCTCGTGGCCGCACAGCTGACTTCTTATGGATCGATGAAGTTCGTGAAATCTCAGAAGATGGCTACAAGGCAGCAATTCCAACTACTAGAGCCAGAGCCAATGCCCAGACATTCTTAACTTCCAATGCCGGTGATGCATTCTCGACTGTTCTCAATGGTTTAGTAGAACGCGCTAAAGATTATCCACCAGAGACCTTTGGCTATTACGAATACAGTGCGCCTCAGTATTGCAAGATCGATATTTCATCTGATGCCTTCTGGCGTAACGCGGTTGTGCCAAGTAATCCTGCTTTAGGTTACACAGTCACTAAAGAGTCGATCGAAGAGGCAATAGCGACAGCCCCACTAGAAACCACCAGAACAGAAACCCTTTGCCAGTGGATCGATAGCCTTCAATCACCCTGGCCACATGGCGTTCTGGAAGAGACCAGCGATAACACTCTGGAGATCGCAGTCGGCGCATATACAGTCTTTGCATTCGATGTTAGCCCGTCAAGGCGCAATGCTTCCCTAATTGCTGGCCAGATCCTTCCCGATGGCCGCATTGGTATCGGCATTATGGAGACTTGGTCAAGCCAAGTAGCTGTAGATGATCTAAAGATTGCAGTTGCTATTAAGGCTTGGTCAGATCTCTACAGGCCAAGAATGGTCTGCTATGACAAGTACGCTACGCAATCGATTGCCGATAGATTGAAGCAGTCCGGTGTAATGACAGAAGATGTCTCAGGCCAGCAGTTCTATCAGGCTTGTGGCGATCTCTTAACTGGCTTGGTAACTCACAAAGTTGTACATAATGGCCAAGCAGAACTAATCAGCCAGTTCAATAACTGTGCAGCTAAAGTCAATGACTCAGCCTGGAGAATCATCAAGCGCAAGTCAGCTGGTGACATCTCAGCGATTATTGGCGTTGCAATGGCCGTATCCAAGTTAATGTTGCCAGCACCGAAACCTCAAATTATAACTTGACATATACCAACAATCTGTCTAGGTTGTGCTATCATTTAGGCTATGGGTATATTTTCGCGAGCAGAATCAAAGCCAACTAAGCCGTCTGTCGAAGCGCAATATGCCCCACAAATTTTAGGCGATCAATTCCTTCCCTATAATAATTATTACAGTGTCTCATCGATGCTTCGTCAAGAAGCTATGAGTGTGCCAGCAATTAAAAGATGTAGAGATCTTATTGCAGGAACGATCGCCTCAATCCCTTTAGAGTATTACAAAAAATCTACAGGCGAAGAAATTGCACCACCTCGATGGGTTGAACAGCCATCACTTAATCAGCCACGATTCGTAAGTATTCTTTGGACAGTCGATTCACTGCTCATGTACGGATCAGCTTACTGGCAGATCAAAGAAGTTTATGCAGAAGATGGAAGAATGGCCAGAGCAGAGTGGATTGCTAACACTCGCGTTACATTCGATACAGACTTCCCATCAACTATCGTAACTCAGTATTATATTGATGGAATTGCTGTACCAATGTCCGGTGTTGGTTCTCTTATTACTTTCCAAAAAGATGAAGGTATTCTAAACACTTCTGCTCGCGCTATTCAGAGTGCTATTGACATTCACAGATCAGCTTCGATCGCTGCACAAACTCCAATGCCTTCTGGTTATATTCGCAATAACGGCGCAGACCTTGATCCTAAAGAAGTTAGCGGATTACTAGCTGCATGGAAGGCTGCTCGCCTTAATCGTTCTACTGCTTATTTGACATCAACTCTTGAATATAACGCAACTTCATTCTCACCTAAAGACATGATGTATAACGAAGCCATTCAAAACAGCGCGACTGAAATTGCGCGACTATGCGGAGTGCCACCTTACTATCTGTCAGCTGACCAAAATAACACGATGACTTATGCAAATGTTCAAGATGAACGCAGACAGTTTATCTGGATGATCCAACCTTTTATCTGTGCGATTGAAGATCGTCTATCAATGGATGATATTTCAACTTCTGGTCATTATGTCAAGTTTGCTGTTGATGACACATTCCTTCGAACTAATCCAATGGATCGTTTGTTGGTACTTGAAAAAATGCTATCTCTGGGTCTTATTACTACAGAGCAAGCAATGGAAATGGAAGACATGACTCCTAACGGAAGTGAAACAGAATAATGGAAACCTTATACATCGAAGCATCATCTATTGAATGCTCAGAAGAACGCCGCGAAATCTCAGGGCTTATTGTGCCAATGGGAACAGGCGAAGTTGGTCATACAAATCTTGGCAGTGCAGTATTTGAAGCTGGTTCAATCGATGTTACAGACATCTCAAAGATTAAGTTGTTCTCACAACATGATATGAAAAAGGCTCCACTTGGTCGTATGACTGCAGCCGAAGTTCGCCCCGAAGGTATTTATGCAACCTTTAAGTTATCGCGTTCAACAGCTGGCAACGATGCGCTTATCCAAATTCAAGAAAATTTAGTTTCAGGGCTCTCTATTGGTGCAGAAATTATTGCATCAAAGCCATCACGCAATGGTCACATGGTCGTAACAGCGGCTAAATTAAAAGAAGTTTCTCTAGTAACTGAACCAGCATTCAAGTCTGCTCAGGTATTAGAGATCGCGGCAGAGGAAACAATCCCTGTCGAAGAAACCCCACAAACAGAAAGCGAGACAGTCGTGGAAGACACAACAGTCGAAGCAACACCGGTAGAAGCTGCGGCTGTGGAAGCTGCTCGCCCTACAATCACAGCAATGGTTTACTCAAAGCCTCGTATCAATTTATCTAACGAGGTTTATCTTGAAAACTCTATCCGCGCACAACTTGGTGACGAGAATGCTCGTCAATACCTAGCTGCTGCATCAGATACAACTACAACCGAAGTAGCTGGTCTTGTACCAACACGTCAGCTAACAGAAATCATCAACGGAAAATCTACAGCAGGTCGCCCTGCTATTGATGCAATTTCAACTGGCACACTTCCAGATGCCGGTATGAAGTTCCAGATTCCTCGCGTGAAGGCTGTACCTACTGTTGCTGTTGCTGCAGAAAAGGGTGCGTTCTCAGATACTCAGGTTGAAATTGAATACCTTGATGTAACTGTTAAGAAATATGCTGGAATGCAATTATTCGATGTTGAAGTTCTTGACCGCACATCGCCTGCGTTCTTCGCAGAATTGCAATCATTGATGGCCGATGCGTATTCAAAGGCAACTAACACAGCAGTAAACGCTGCTCTTGCCACTGGTGGTACAGCAGATGCAACAACAATCACACTGCCTTGGGATGGCGCTGAAATGGCTGGCTTTATTGCTCGCGCATCTGACAGCATCTACTCAAACACATTTAAGTTTGCAACAGGTGTAATCGTTTCACCTACCCAATGGTCAAACATCATGGGAATGGTTGATTCTTCAAACCGCCCTCTATTCGTTGCATCACAACCACAAAATGCTGCTGGTTCAGTATCACAGTCACTTCGTGGTTCATTGCTTGGTCTTGATCTCTATGTTGATTACACAATCACAGGAGTAGCAGACAACTCAATCATCGTTGTAAATCGCGATTCATACACATGGTACGAGTCACCACGCCTACAGCTTCGCGCTGATAAGGTCGGTACTGGTCAAGTTGAAGTTGGCTACTACGGCTATGGCGCAATCGCTACAAAGATTGGCGCAGGCGCGTTCAAGTTTAACGCTGCATAAGTAATACCCTAAGTCGCTGAGAGGGGGCATAGCCCTTGCCCCCTCTTGGTCTTTAGAAAGGAATTGGAATGTCACTTGCAACAGTAGCTGAGATGAAGTCAGTCCTTGGCGTTGGCTCGTTGTACCCAGATGCGACAATCCAAGAAGTGTGCGATGCAGCGGATACAGTTTTAATTCCAATGCTATGGGCACCAAAGTGGTTCTCTGTAGCTCACGAGAACATAGTTGGTGAAGGCACTCTTTACTTTGATGATCCAATTAGAGATACTTTTTATGTTGGTCAAACTGTAACAATTGCTAATTCTGGCAGTTCATATAATGGCAGTAAAGTCATTACATCGATGGGCAATTATTCAATTACTGTGGCTACCGCTCATGCAACAGCACAGCAGTATCACCCAATCTATCCTTATGGATCTGTTTCAACTACAACTTACACAGACTGGACACTCGATATGGCTGTCCAGCAAGCGGCTCTCATGATAGCTGTCGAGATCTGGCAAGCAAGAACCAGCACTTTATCCGGTTCGAATGCTGTTGATTTCCAGCCCTCACCTTATCGAATGTCAGCCCAGCTGCTCGCTAAGGTAAGAGGATTGATCGCACACGCGCTAGACCCTCGCTCAATGGTGGGCTAATGACAGCATCGATCACGACTCTTAGAACCACACTAGCAACTGCCCTAGTTGATAACTCACTGTGGCAGACCTTTGCTTTCCCACCATCAGTTGTCCTGGCTAACTCAGTAATCGTGACCCCTGATGATCCCTACATCGCGCCAAGCAACAATGCGCGTAACACTGTTAGCCCACTTGCTAACTTCAAACTAATTTTAACTGTGCCTCTATTCGATAACGAAGGCAACCTAAACGGCATTGAAACTAATGTAGTTCGAGTGTTCAATTTACTCGCTGCCAGTTCTTTGACCTATAATGTAGGCAGTGTATCTGCCCCAAGCGTTCTCAATGCTGCATCAGGTGATCTGCTCAGTTGCGAGATGTCCGTATCAATCCTAACAAGTTGGAGCTAACATGTCAGAACTAACACCAGAGGATCTAGCCTTCTTGAAGAAGATTGGTCAGATCACCACAGCACCAAAGCCAGTAACTACTAAGAAGGAAGAAGAATAATCATGGCAATTTTTCTAAATAACAAGGTCGGTTTTAAGATTGCCACAGTCGATCTTTCTGACCATTGCACAGCTTTTACACTCAATCGTGTGTCAGACCAGATCGAAGTAACCGCGATGGGCGACACAGCTCATAAGTTCGTTACCGGACTATCAGCAGATACCATCACAGTGTCATTCTTAAACGACACAGCAGCAGCAAGCGTACTAGCAACTATTCAAGCTGCTTATGGCACAACTGTTGCATTCTCTGCTGTTCAAGATGCGACTTCACCAGTGACTATCTCTGCAACGAACAAACTTTATACAGGCACGATCTTGGTCGATTCGATCACAGATATTAACGGCGCAGTTGGCGATGAAGGCATGATTGATTTCACCTTCACTTGCAACAGCAAAACAGTTGTAGCATCATCAGGTACTTTCTAACCAATCTAACTAAGGGGCTAAAGAATGGCAAAGCTAAAGATCACAAGGGCAGATGGCTCTGTATCTGATCATCAGATAACTCCATCGATCGAATACGCGTTCGAAGTTTATGCAAAGAAAGGCTTTCACAAGGCTTTCCGAGACGATGAAAAGCAGAGCGACGTGTATTGGCTGGCTTGGGAGTGTGTTCGCCGTAGCGGTGAGACTGTCAAGCCTTTCGGGGCAGAGTTTCTAGAGACACTTTCCAAAGTGGAAGTTCTAGATGATGACCCGGAATTATAGGGCGTGACTCATTCACTTACTTGATCGCGAGATTAAGTCTGGAAACGCAGATCGCGCCTAATGACTTACTTGAACTAGATTCAAGAATGTTTAAGGCTTTATTACAGGCTATGAAAGATCGAAACAAGGAGATGAAAGATGCCAGTCGAAGTCAAGGGCGGACTCGCTCTTCGTAAGGCATTGAAAGAGTTTGCACCCGATCTTGCCAAAGAAACTCGTAAAGAGTTAGCAGTTTTATTAAAGCCTATTGTTTCTAATGCAAGAGGATTTATCCCATCACAAGCACCTTTATCTGGGTGGGGTAAATCTTCTGTAACTGGTCGCTTTCCAGAATGGTCAAGCTCTGAAGCTAAATCCGGTATTGGATTCAAAACAACCCCAAGCAAACCTAATCGATCAGGATTTAGATCTTTGGCGCGTATTCAAAATGCTTCACCATCTGGTGCGATCTATGAAACTGCTGGCCGACTAAATCCTAATGGCAGATCACAGGCAAAAAGAGTTACATTTAGTGGAACTATACAGAGACGCGATTCCACAGAAACTTGGTCTTACGAAACCAGTGCAGGTAAAAATTATGGTAGGAGTAACAACCCAGAAGCAGGTTCTCTATTTGTTCAGAGCATGAATCAATATAGTCGTATTGTTGATGCTAACAATCAAGTGGGCAGAGGTCGCCGTTCCCGTAAGATGAAGGGTCGCGCAATCTATCGCGCGTGGGCAGAAGATGGCGGCAAAACTACCGCAGCTGTTCTTAAAGCCATTGAAAACTCTAATCTTAAGTTTCAAAGCTACACATTGAAGGCAAAATAATGGCTAGTCCATCAGTAGTAATTGATATTGCGGCCGAGTTTGTTGGCAAAAACGCCTTTGATAAAGCTGGCAAATCTACTCTTAACCTTGAAAAGAGTGTTAAGAAATTAGCCGGTGCTTTAGGTGTAACTTTCAGCACTAGAGCAATAGTCAATTTTTCTAAAGCTTCAATAAAGGCTTTTGCAGAAGATGATGCAGCTATAACTGTGTTACGTAAGAACCTAAAAAACTTAGGCTTGGCTTATCAATCTGTTAATGCCGAAAACTTCATAGGCAAGTTAGAAGAACAATCAGGCATTCTAGATGATGAGTTAAGACCAGCCTATGCAAAATTAGCAAAAGTAACTGTATCAACTACTAAGACCCAAGAGTTAATGGCCTTAGCAGTCGATCTGGCCAGGGCTAATGGCCTAGAATTTTCAGCTGTAATTAATACGTTATCCCGTGCCTACGTAGGCAATTACAAAGGGTTAAAACAATTAAACACAGGCTTAACCGATGCAGAACTAGCTACTAAAGATTTTGCCGAAATACAAGCAATACTTATCAAACAAAGCAAAGGTGCTGGCAAGGCTTATATTGAAACTTTTGCAGGATCTATTGACAAGTTATCGGTTGCATCGGCTAACGCTCAAGAAGTTATTGGCGAAGGTTTAGTAGATTTATTTGCAGACATGGCTGGTAATGGCGACATCAATACTGCTACTGCTAATGTTGATAAGTTTGCCACAGCCGTTAGCGGTCTGTTGAAAGACGTTAGTGAGTACAACCTTGCTGACTTTGTTAGTGCGTTTGTAACCGGAAACATTACCGAAAGCACAGCCTCTAAGTTAGTTAAAAGACCATCTGCACGTAGATTCTTTACAGGTGGTTCAGGAGTATCTTCAGAAGTATTAGCCGCAAGAAAAGCCGCCGCAGCCGCAGCCGCAAAGTTAAAAGCAGAAAAAGCCGCTGCTGCTGCAAAGATTGCAGCTGATAAGAAGGCTGCCGCTAATAAGGCAATACTGGCCAAAGCAGAGTCAATCTTTAATTTAGATCAGATCCAGATCGAGGCTGCCCTAAAGGGTAAGATCTCAGCTGATGAAAAGTTACGCCTAGAGTTACAGCGAGCAATCCTTAACGAGGACTTTGACCTAGCTGATAAGTTACAGAAGAAGCTAGAAGCCTCACAGAAGGCCACTGCAGCCCTACAGGGGCAGATCAACGCGATCAAGCCAGCAACTGATCCCTTTGAAGAATGGATTAAGTCTCTTAAAGAGATTGGCGAGACTCTAACCAAGATCCTTGGAATGCCGATTAATACTTCGTCATCGATGCTGAACCCTAATCAGCCAATCGTTGCTGTCCAGACTCCTGATTCACCATTCCAGCCAAAGACCAATGTCGATCCAATTCCAGTAGTTGTCATTCCAGACCCAACAACTCCTGTAATGCCTGCAACTAATATGCCTACTCCGACTCCTGGTGGCTTTGGCTTCTCATTGCCCAGTTACATTACAAGTGGGCAGAACTTTGCAGGTGGCGCATACACTCCACCAGCTAACGTGACTGTTAATATCGAAGGCATGATCGATACAGAAAACTTTGAAGGCGTGTTTAATCAAGCCATGCTCAATGCTATCCGTAAGGGTCTGCCTCAATCAGTTGCAGGTCAGATACCATGACAGCACCGGTAATTAATGCGGTACTCAATTTCAGCACAGGGCCATCTTTTACGCAAGCCTTTATCCTAGACTCTGGCATATTGGGCACTAACGTACTTGCAGACTCAGCATCACTTATTGTCGATGTCAGCAACGTAGTCGATAGCATAAGCACTAAGCGCGGTCGCAATGCAACAGCTGATGAATTCACTACTGGATCATTGACTCTACGCATCATTGATCAGAATGGTGACTTTAACCCTCAGAACCCAAGTAGCCCCTACTTTGGCAATCTAACGCCTATGCGCAAGGTGGCAATATCGGCTACCTATGAAGATGTTGTATATCCCATCTTCTCTGGCTTCATTACCTCTTACACAACTCAAACCCCACGCACTGCTAGCGATGTTGCTTATACAACCATCACAGCCGTTGATGCCTTTAGATTGGCACAGAATGCCCAGATCAGCACTGTAACAGGCGCGGTCTCTCAACTATCTGGCACACGAGTCAATAAACTTCTAGACCAGATCGCATGGCCTACAACTATGCGCGATGTCGATGCAGGACTAACTACCTTGCAAGCAGACCCTGGCACTGCTCGCACTACCTTGGCTGCTTTAACTACTGTAGCCAATAGCGAGTACGGCGCAATCTACGTAGGCAAAAATGGCTATTTCGTATTCCAAGATCGATCTGTCACAGCTGGCAGCGTA